GAGTCATCATTTCCCACGAACCTCTATCAGCTATCATAGGTGTTCTATCCATTAAATCAATGTATCCTTCCATTGCTTTTCTATTGAGACCATACGCAAGAAAACTCCAACTTGCAAATCCTTTAGTCCAACGAGGTTTAATTCTTATGTTTTCTGGCAATAATCTATCCATATAAGAATAAAGGAGAATGCCATCTGCATCATCTGGGATACTATTTAAATACTTAGGTAATAGATTATTCCAATCTTTATGAAATGTGCAATCATCCTCAAAAACAAAGAGATTATCTACGCCTTCAAGAAGAGCAGTTTTGATAACACAATAATGACTATGAAGAGTTCCAAATTCATTAGGAAATGATTTATTAAATCGTACATAATTTCGTGATAAATCATTGTATTTATCAGCATAAAGATCTACAAATTGCGAAGCATATCCTAAAATAACGGGGTGATACCATTCAACGTCTATGTCGTATTGTTCAAATCTTTCGAGCATGTATTCCTTTTTATCAGGACGCTCTTTAAGATTTATACAAACGATTTTATCATATTTTTCGTTTATTAAACTCATTTAGGAAATATTGTAGTAAAAAATAAATTCATATTTTCATATCGAAGAGTTCTTTCTTCAAGCCATTCCTTATAGCCTTTACGATATTTAATTTCATTAAATTTACCATATGATACAGCTATTTCTCCTGTATTTTTCTGATATGCTAATCTTAAATTACCGTATAAATTTTCTAGCCACTGGGCGTAATCATTGGTCAACGCTCCTTTGTAATTACACCCGGGCTGATTACCAGTTATGTTCGTATCATATTTGCCATAAGTAGGAGGTAATCCTGTATCAAATCGATATTTAATTCGTAAATCTAAAATTGTCATCATATTAAAAAAGAGATTTAGGTTTAACAATTTTTGCTTTTTGTATTTTAGTAATATTTTCTATAAGGTCTGCATATATGTAATCAATATCGCAATGATTTCTTGTTGTTTCTAAGCTACAATCTAAATATTTTTTATGCAATGCCTTATTAGAATATATATCGTTTATTTTTTCAACAAGTTCTTCAGCATTGGATAAATCTTTTTTAAGAAATAGTCCGTATGTATCTAAATCTATGTATTTCTTATCTGTTTGTTTTCCTTTGTCATATACCCAAGTATTTTCTGCCCAATGATAATCAAACATAGGAACACAACCGACACCTATTATTTCACACATAGCGTATTCAATACTATTACCATATGCATCTGCATTAAGATGATAAAAGTCTGCTCCAACTAATGAAGAACTTAGTGTTTCCATGCCATCAGCATATTCATATGGGCCCCATATATAAACATGGTTTAAGCTTCTATCTTCATGACATAATGACATTCCAGTTTCAAAGAATTTTTTATCCACTTGAATAATGTCGTGTTTAGGAGTTCTCTTAGCTATATCATCATAAAAAATATGAAGAGCACCAAGAGATCTTTCAACCCCTTTCATCTCAAGATGAAGCTTATTTTTTTCTGCATAAGGAAGAAACGCAAACAATCTTTCAGGCTGTTTGAAGGTGGCAAATCTTCCAAGATATGTTATCTTCTTAAAATGTTCTTTCTTTCTATATTGCGCAAGATTATCGAAATTAAAGCCATTAATTAAAGGAATATATCTTTGACGTATATCTTCTCCGAATAGTTGCACGAGTTTATTAAAAAATGGAGATGTAGCGCTAAAACTTACAATTCCATCAGAGGATTGGCATATTTCAAAGAAATTAGCATTACGATGTATCGAAGCTATTTTATGGTCATTTTGAAAAATAATCTTTTTAGCTTTAATGTCTTTTATCATTTTAAGAAAACCGTCCTGCGCCCACTGCGAATGTTTAGTTGAAGGAACAGAATGAATGAATACATAGTCAAATTTATTTAAGACATCATCAGCGAACGTATCGATATTTTGTTTTGTAATGTATTCGTAATCCGGCATATTTTGAAATTTGCCTCTTCCCCATTTTTTATCATCAACAACATACACCTTAAAATCTACGCCTGATTTTTTAAGATATCCTGCAAGTTCAATTACATATCTTGTAATTCCTGCGCCTTCTACGCCTCTTCCTAATATTTGAGCAACTTTCATCCTACTTTATTATAATATAATTTGTATTTTATTTTTCCACATTTTGAACACTTCCATTCACTTTTTGGAGTAATGCCTTCATAAATATTTTTTACAAAGACCAATTCGTGCTTATTGCACTTCTTTTCAATATTAACAGCCGCAGTCATCTTTTACCAATTCTTCTACGTGTTTTTGCTTATATATTGCTTTACACAATACATCCGTTACATGCTGTTGCGCCTCATCTTCTGTTTTAAATTTAGTGATAGTTTTATATGAATCATCCCAACAGTATTCCCGATGTTTTATTTTTTTCCAATACGTTATTCCTAAAAAAGATTTTTGTTCTTTAATAAAGAAATACAAAATATTAGATTTTCCATATTCGTCGTAGCTAACTTCCTTAAAAATCCTATATTTTCTCATGTTTAAAATAGTGTTTTTGATTTATTACCTTTGTCTTCGTAAAAATATTCAGTTTCAACATCTTTAATATTCGTCTTTGTTTTTCTATCATATCCACATATGTTGTCAAAGTTTTCGTCTGGAGAATATAAAGTTTTTGTGTAATTAAGTGTCTTTTTCTTTTTGTCTATTTCAGAAGTTCCTCCTAATTGATATACACAAAACGGAAATAGTCCATATCCTTTGTACTGGCCTTCATTGATTCCTTCCGGCAGCAATGCATCACAAGTATCATCCATATTCATAATTTTATCTGCTATTACTTTATAGCCTGATTCCGTTACGATGTATGCATGCATCCCAAAAATAAGCATTTTTGTAACATCCCAAATATGTTCGCTTATTTTTCTTTTCTTAGGAAGTTTTGAATCATACATAATTCCACCTAAATATATTACTTGAGCGTCTATGGGAACTTCCTCAAGTAACCTTAATCGTTCAGGAAAATCAGGAGATAAAATTACATCATCTTCAAGAACTAATACGCCTCTCCATTTCATCATTTGCGCGTATTTTAAAACAGCAACATGGGAAAAAGCGCAACAAAGTGCGCCTTCTTTAAAGCCCATTCTCTTGCCTTCGTAAGTAAAAGCCTTCATCGGCCTGCGAGTAAGAGATTTTAAAGAAGGGTTTTGAATTAATGCGCCGTCAAACGCAGGAAAAACCATATAGTCTAAACCGAAATTTTGAAGTTGTGTTTCGACCATGTTTCGGCGTTCAGGATTTCTTTCAAGATTAATTACTACAATCTTTTCAAAAAATTTATTCATTCTTCGTATGTTAAATAATAATTAAGAGCTTCACGGGGTGTTGGCTTCCAGAATTTTGCTTCAATAAAAAAATGCGTTTCTACGTCTTCAGGCTCATCTCCATAAACAACATTCTGATAGCCCGTGGATGTAACAGCCCAGTTTCCATTATCGTCATAAAGAAGATTAGGTGCTTGCCCAAGTTTTGAAAGTTCTTCCATTATAAATTCGAAGGGTAAAGAATCAAAATGTAAATGAATATGTGATTCAATAGTCTTTGCCAATTCATCAATTTTAGCTCTGAGTTCTTCTTCAGTTGAATCACCATATTCGTGATTATTTACGCTATGAATTATATCATAACGATAATTACTCATCTGTAAGATTTCATTTTGTGCCATTTTATTATATTTTAAGATTTATACAAAAATAATAAAATCTTTTATATTATATGATTTCTCATCGTTAAAGTTTTGTTAAATAACGCGCGAAAAGGAACTTTCGTCCCTTTTCATAAGTTATTTAGTCTTATTAAAATTTATTCTTCGTCTTCGTATTTAGAAAGCATTTCCATGACATCGTCCAAAGCAGCCGAGCCGTCATCCCCACTCCACATGTCATTGAAATACATTCTATCATCTTCATCATCATACCATATACGGTTATCCATTTGTATTTTATCTGCAAAATAATTAACTAGATCTTCACTATACTTAGATTCTAACACTTTATATACATCATCTAATACATCATCAACAATATCCTCTGGTATATTGCCAACTAAGGCTAGCATTGAATTGAATCTTTCAGCTTCTTCTTCGTTGCTTGTGTCATCTCGACGTGATCTTTCAGTCCAGTGCATTTCATCGTCATCGTCATCATAGCTTTCTTTTATTGTATGTGAGCGCTTTGATTCATCAACATCTTCGTTATCGATTCCTAATTCATTCATAAACTCTTCATCACTCATCAATTCAACTGCGCAATCCATTGGCTTCATACCATCTTTCATACATTGCAGAAGAAATTCGCCTTTATCTCTTAAAGCGTCACCTAAATTATCTTCATCATATTCAATATCTTCGTCTTCTAGTTTAGATGTTATGAATCTACCTACTTCCCATTCATAATCCGAAAGTTCGTCGCTGTAATCTTCGTCTTCATCCTCATAATGGTGAGGACCATCATAAAGGTCATAATAAGGATTATCAACTAAATCTTCCCAGTCAATGAATTCGTACCAGATATATTCTTCATCAAATTCTTCTATATTTTCTTTATTATTCTTTATCCACGAATTTAGTGCATCATAAATTTTAGGATGCATCCTATCGGGATTGTGCGGGTCACCTCTAAGTTCGTCAAATCCAGTTATTTCTTTAAAATGATCTTTTATGTATTCGGCTGCTTCTGTGCTATCTTCAAAATGCAGTTCTGCCGATTCATTTAATTTTTTAGATTCGCCCAAGAATTTTTTAAGTTTTGAATCTTTTTCAGTTTCAACTTTCTTTTTCTCGGTTTTTTCGGCCTCTTTCTTTTGTTGTTCCTTTTGAGCTTTATATTGAAGGATAATATTTTTCATTGCGGCTTTAAAAGTATCATTATAGAATGCTGTGAATGCATTAACAACGTTGTTAGAACCACATCTAAGAATTTCTTCTCTTTCGTCACCAGAAATATCATATACAACAAAATATTTCTGAGGTTCAGTTAAACTTGCTTTTTCTTCTCCTGGCATATCACCTACCATTGGTTCTTCGACAGGAACATCTGCAGGAGTTTCTTCTGCAGCCGAAGGTTCTTCCATTGGCATTTCTTCTGCAGGAGCTTCTTCGGGTGCGCCTTCAGCAGGAGCATCTAAATCTAATTCAAGGTCTTCTTCTTCGCCTTCAGCTTCAAGAACCTTTCCTTCAATAATTTCTTCTTCCGGTTCATCTGTTGCTCCCATACCGCCATCAATACTTCCATCGGAGAGTGTTTCAACCGGTAATTCAAGAACTCCTGCAACAAAATCGCTATCAAAGAGCTTATATACATCGCCGGATTCAGTGAATCCTTCTTTGGTTTGTTTGTTTTCTTCCCAAAATTCTTTATATTTAAGAATTTCTCCCTTTGCGTCTTTCTTAAAATCTTCAAAGTTCTTTTTAAGTTTTTCTATAACTGCTAAGCCATCTTGTTCTTTTTTCTTAAGGTCGGCCTTTTCATCCTCTTCTTCAAATACTTTGAAGAATTTGTAATCATAATACTGATTTAATGATTCGCGAACGTGTTTCATAGGTATATTTTTATTTTATATATTCAAACTTTTTCAACTTAAATATATAATAAAAATAAAAGCTCTATCTATGAAATATAGTGAATACTTACAATTACGAGATATATTAGATGAAAACGGTATTTCCTGGGAAGATTATCAAAAAGATCCTAAATTATATGAAGGCGTACTTTCATCTCTTGGCAAAGGTTTAATGAATCTTGCAAAAAAAGGAATGCAATTTGCTGTTTCTAAGGGTATTTCAGGAAAAAGAAAAAATGAACTAAATAAAGCGGCTGAAGAAATAAGAAATTGGATTCTTCAAGAGATTGAAACTGCCGGAGAAGATAGTAAGCATCCATTATATGATACTATGAAAAAGAAAGAAGAAGCAAAAAAAATAAGTGGAGGAAAAGGAGAAAAGGCAAAAATTGCTAAAAGAGTAGTTCAATCATATGACAGGCAAATAGCGCAATTTATTCGAAAAAAAGTTGATTTAAAGACTAAAAATATTGAGAAAAAAATTCAAAAAAATAGTATTTTAACAGATAATGATAAAGAAGCATTATCCGAATACTGGGATGATTTATCGATTAATTTAGAAGTTGCTATTACTCAGGCTTTATCTGATGCTAAAATTGTTGAAGAAGATACAGTAGAAGATTGGTTTAAAAAGATAAGGGGTGAAGTTTCTATGAGAAATCGCGAAAAAACTTCTTCAAGCAAAAAACCTAAAGTTAAATCTGAAGAAACACCTTCAGAAACTTCAGCCGCAACAACAGGAACAACAAAATAATTAATTTATATGAGTAAAACTGCTGAAACACACATTAAAAAATATTATTTAGTATCAGAAGATCTGTATCCTTCTATAATTGATGAGTTTGGAGCAATTGAAGATGGCGAAGAACTTAATGCAATTCAATCTGAAAGGCTTATCGAAAATATTAAAAAGGCACTTACAACGTTAAAGCAAATTGATACTTCGGCTATTGGGAGTGTTGTCAGCGATGAACAAAAGGAAGTAATAGAAGATAATATAAGTTTTATGTATGAGGATTTATTAGTCATTCAAAAACGTTTAATGGCGGATGAATACATTGATAATTTAAAATCTCCTGTTAGAAGATATTTTAAACAAATTGGGGGCGACCCTTCTAACTATAAAAAATGGGCGAAAGACGAAGAAGAATTAACTAATAAGTTTATTGGAATGTTACTTCAGCCTAATAATATTGATATGTATAAGAATCAAATAAAAAGAATGGCATTAGGAACCATGAGTCTTAAAGAATTTAAGAAAATATTTGATGCAACAAAGCATAAAATGACTCCTTTACCAAATTACACATTTGAATCGTTTAGAGAATATACCAAATAAATATAAAAAAATTATATGAAACATAAAATTAAGCCACTTGATGAATATTTGAAGGAAGAATTTTACAATCCTTTTGATGAAGGCAATCCAATAGAGACTAAACCTTCTCATATTGCAGATAAAGGAGGTTTATTAAAACTTCGCAAAGAAACATTCAATATTAATCGAGTAGAATATTCCAAGAAACAAAACGGGTCATATCTTGTATTGGCCAAGACTCAATTTGCTAAAGGCGAGATTGTTGAAATTTCTCCTGTTATTTTTGTAGGCGCTGAAGCTAAAGCTGTTCCAAGACTTAAAGATTATATTTTTGAAATAGACAAAATGAAACAGATATATGGAGTTGTTTTAGGTTATGGCTCTCTTTATACACATAGCGAAACTCCAAATATAACTTTTGCATATAACTCTAAGAACCGTCAAATGTATTTTATCGCAGCAAGAACCATAAGTGCTGGAGAAGAATTAACGATTGATTATGGAAAAGATTACTGGAATGAACGTTCAGGATTTGGAGCTGTAGCACAGCAACAACCAGTTAAATCAGGAGAAGCTGTAGTTAAAGGGGAATCAAACGAAAGTGCAGTTCAGCCTAATGCCGAAGATATCACGAATATGAGCATGACTAAACAATTTGCACAACCTAATAGCAAAGCAAATCCGGCTGTATCAGGTGTAGCAATAAAAACTGTAGGACAACAATGAAAGTTTTATTAATAGATCTTGCACATCACCATAAATTAAATCCGGATCAACTCGTTTGTTTCGCACGTAGATATCGAAATAAATATGATATTTTCGATGATGATACTGATAATCCTATTTATACTGCAAAAACAGATACTTGGAATGCAGATGAATTAATAAAAGATTTTAAACACGCAAATCGAAAAGGCCATGATTGGAGAGAAGATTTGCCAGAAAATAAGAATAAAACTATGAAAAAAAAAATGGTTAAAGAATCATTAAACGAAGGCTTTCAAGGCGATGGCGATGAAAGTGATGATTTATCAGGATTTCGAGGTGGCATTACAAAATTAAATTTTCAATACAAGTTAGAAAACGCTAAGAAAACTTGCGAAGAAATTATCAAAGATGCCGAAGAAACCCTTGAAATTCCTACTAAACCATACGATGATTCTTCACACATCGATGCCCAGGCAAGAAAAGAAGTAGCTGAACAAATACTTTCTATTTTAAAATAAATAATATGAATTTTACAAAAATTAATTCAATAGCATTCTCTCTTTTGAAAAAAACCGGAGAAACGCGAGATGATAATCGTGCTGAATACGAAAAACATAAAACTGTTAAATTTACTTTGCCTTCGGATTTTCCAAGAACCGAGGAATACATTCAAGCAGCATGCGGAGACATGTACAAGGATTTAATGTTCAATGCACCCGAAGACCCAGATTCACTTGGGCTGTGGATAGAAATGGACAATATTACTTTAAATAATTCAATACTCTTAAAGCCATTCAAGAGTATACTCCAGATACAGAAATTAATGTGGCTTATGAGTTTTTCAAAATGACGTTCACTGAAGATTAATGGTCGATCCGGGCCCTATGCTTGACCACCCGAAGATGACTTATAGTTTAAAGACAAAACCATAAGTCCAATCGCTTATGTTGCGAGTTGAAGTCTCGCTAAGTCATCTTTATTCTTTAAAAAATTTTAATATATACTAACAAAACAAACTAAAATTAGATTATAAAAAAGTAAATTATTTTACTAAACAATGAACGAAACAGATTCATCTAAAGTTCAGTTTCAGACCACTTCGGAACATATGTCTGAAACTGAAGAACCCCCCCTTAAAAGTTCCGAAAAATCTCTTATTTTTAAAGCTAAATTTTATCCTGCTGCAACTCTTGAAGAGTGGAATGATTGGCAATGGCAAATACGTCATAGCATAACTTCTTATGAAGAATTGAAAAGAATTTTTGGAGATTCTGAATATGAATTATCGGAAGACATTAATTTGCCATTACGTATAACTCCTTATTACGCAAGTACAATTACATCTCTTAATTCGGGAATTGGTAAATGCGTAATACCTACAAGCAATGAACTTATTGTAACTGAGAATGAAGTTAATGATTCATTAGAAGAAGATAAGCAAAGTCCCGTACCGTGCATTGTACATAGATACCCTGACAGAGTTTTATTTTTAACAACCGATTTTTGTAGTTCCAATTGTCGATATTGTACAAGAAGTCGATTAATTAATCGTGAATCGATTTCTCGAAAAACCTGGGATAGAGGAATTGCCTATATTAAAAATCACCCTGAAATTAGAGATGTTCTTTTGTCAGGTGGAGACCCTTTGACTTTAAGTGATGAAAGTATAGAATATTTACTTAAAGAAATACGAAGCATCGAACATGTTGAGTTTTTACGTATTGGAACAAAAATGCCTGTAGTATGTCCTCAACGAATAACTACGAAACTAACAAATATATTAAAAAAATATCATCCATTATTTATTAGTATCCACTTTACTCATCCGAATGAATTAACAATTGAAACAAAAGAAGTATGCGAAAAATTAGCAGACGCGGGAATTCCGTTAGGTTCTCAAACAGTATTATTAAAAGACATAAATGATAATATTGAAATTATGAAAAAACTTATGCACGGTTTATTAAAAATACGTGTTCGACCTTATTATATTTACGCGTGCGACCGAGTTGTGGGCACAAGCCACTTTAGAACAACTATTTCTAAAGGACTTGAAATCATACAAGGATTACGAGGTTGGACTTCGGGATATGCCTGTCCAAATTTTATAATCGATACACCTGGAGGAAAAATTCCTTTATTACCTGATTATTATGTCGGAAGAGAAGGAAAATGTGTTAAATTAAAGAATTATCAAGGAAAAGAATATGCATATTACGAAGATTAATAAGAATATATAATAAAAAAGCATATAATTATGAAAAAGTTAGTTAAAGAATCGCTGAATGAATGGAACTTATTTAAGCATAATGATACTGAAGATATTCCGTACACCAAAGAATATCAAATTGGCAAAAAATTAGTATCTATATTTCGAGAATTAGGCTTTTACGGTGCAGTTGGCGCTTTAGGAGAAGACCACGTCGGAATTGAATGTGAACATGGGAATTTTATGTTTTATATTGAAAACGATAATATTTATTATGAAGGAATTGAATTTACTGATGAATTAGAGGCTGCAGAATTTATAGGGAATTTAAATAATCCTGAAGAACTTAAAGCTGAATTAAAAAAAATACTAGTATAATTATGAAAAAACTAGTAAAAGAATCTATAGTAGATGATCTTTATTATCCTGAAAATATAAGTGTTTATAATCCTAAAAATTTCGTATATGATAATTCTTTTATCATAAGAAGCCTAGATAATAAAATACGCATTATTAAAGATGCTGGATTCTGGGACATATATTATGTTAATGATGAAAATGAATATATTCTCATGGCGAAAGATATTAAATACAGAAACATGGAACAGATTTGCGATATCATTAACGATTTAATAGGTGAATATAAAGAAAATTTCTAAGAAATAACATAAATATTAATTATGAAAAAACTTGTAAATGAATCTCTTCAAGAGTTTCTTAATGAAGAAGTTCTTAAAAAAGAAAAAGAAATAGGTATAACTGCTGAAGATGTAGATGCGAAAGAATTTCTTGTAGGCATCGAAGTTGACAAGGAACATTCTTCTGATTCAGCAGTTGCTAAAACTATTGCTCTTCA